TGGTGGTCACAGCCTAGCTGCATGGGGTGGTAGGCTTGGCTTTGCTAAGGGTGAACACAGCGAATGGGATGAGCTATCACCTGAGATGATTGAGTACTGTAAGCGTGACGTTGATGTGACTCAGCGCCTGCACGATGCACTCATGGGACAGATGCAGATGTTTGGATTTACTCAGCACTGCGTTGACCTTGAGCACAACGTTGCGTTCATCTGTAAGGATCAGGAAGACAACGGCTTTGAGTTCGACAAGGAAGGTGCAGTCAAGCTGTACGAAGAACTCGCCACACGTATGCATAGGATTGAGAAAGATTTACAACAAGTGTTCCCACCCATAGTAGAGGAGAGGTACAGTGACAAGACAGGTAAGAAACTCAAGGACAAAGTTACGGTATTCAATGTCGGCAGTAGACAACAAATTGCAGAGCGGCTTGCTGGCAAGGGCGCTGTGTGGAAGGAACTCACTCCCGCAGGAAAACCGAAAGTCGATGAGTCGACACTTAAAAAGCAGACTCACATTCCCGAAGCAAAGATTATACTGCGTTACCTTCTCTGCCAAAAACGCGCCTCTCATGTTGACTCGTGGATTAAAGCAGTGGGCGAAGACAACAGAATACATGGCAGAGTCAGGCACATCGGCGCTGTCACCGGACGGATGGCACACTCCTCTCCGAACATGGCTCAGATACCTGCTGTAAGGGCTGAGTATGGCAAGCAATGCCGTGACCTGTTCACCACACCTGAAGGCCGTGTTCTGGTTGGTGCTGATGCCAGCGGTCTTGAGCTACGTATGCTTGCACACTACATGGATGATGAATCCTACACCAACGAGATATTATCAGGTGACATACACACGGCTAACCAGACAGCCGCAGGATTAGAGACAAGAGATCAGGCCAAGACATTTATCTATGCGTTCCTGTACGGTGCAGGCGATGCCAAGATAGGTAGTGTCGTAGGTGGTAGTGCCGCGCAGGGTAAGAGACTCAAGGCATCGTTTCTAGAGAACACACCCGCGCTGGCAAAGCTACGCTCAGAGGTTCTGACTGACGCAGAGTCTGGGTTCCTAACTGGACTAGACGGCAGACGCATACGCGTACGATCACAACACGCCGCACTGAACACACTACTGCAGGGCGCTGGTGCTGTGGTAATGAAGCAGGCTATTGTTATTTTGTATGACCTACTGGCTCGTGTTGACTTCAAGCTGGTAGCACAGGTTCATGATGAGTGGCAGATAGAGTGCCGCCCAGAGGATGCAGACTTCATTGGCAAGTCATGCGTCAACGCAATGGTATTCGCAGGTGAAGTCCTGCAACTGAACTGTCCGTTGGACGGAGAGTATAGAGTTGGTAATAGTTGGGCAGATACCCACTAGCACAATTCTATTTTATGTGGTATAATATTAGGGTAAGTTTAACTAGCAGGAGAATGCTATATGTCTGACCAAGCACCCAACGTAATGGTTAACTGTGATCTGTTTTGGCCTAACCTGACTCACAAGAATGAGTTAGCTGGTAAGTACACGGTTGATCTTGCTAATCTATCTGACGCTGCTGTGACTGCGTTGGAAGATCTGGGACTTAACATCCACAACAAGGGAGATGAGCGTGGAAACTACATCACCTGTAAGTCTAACAACAAGTACAGAGCCTTCAACACTGACGGATCAGAGATGCTCATCAAAGGACGAACACCAAGAGATGAGACAGATGACCCAGAATCAGGAGTCGTTGTGGGTAATGGTTCCAAAGCTAAATGTCTCATCGGGTACTACGATTGGGAGTACCTCAAGAAGAAAGGTCGTAGTGCCACGCTCAAGCGTCTTGTAGTTAGTGACGTTGTTGAGTACGCACCTGAAGTAGAAGAGATGGAAGCTCTGTGATACTAATCGACGGTGATATGCTGGTGTACCGTGTGGGGTTTGCTTGTGACGAAGAGAGTGGAGACGTTGCAACGCAAACCCTAGACAACTACCTGTCCGAAATGGTCATGGACTTGTCTGAACACTACACATCCAGCGTTGTCTACCTAACGGGTAAGGGTAACTTCAGGGACGAGGTTGCCACTACCCAACCCTACAAAGGTAACCGTGATAACAAGCGAGTACCAGTACACAAGAATCTGCTACGTGACTACATGGTATCTGAGTGGAATGCACAGGTTGTCAACGGTATGGAAGCTGACGATGCTATTGCAATCAAGGCAACTGAGCTAGACCACAACGCAATCATCTGCTCACTGGACAAAGACTTCAAGCAGGTTCCTTGTTCTATGTATGATTACACCAAGAAAAACTTAAATGCATTTAAGGAAGATGACGCTATGCGATGGCTGTACAAGCAGGCGTTGATGGGTGATCGTGTTGATAACATTCCGGGTATCTATGGTGTTGGTCCTAAGAAAGCAGACAAGATCATAGACCCCTGCACAACAGAGTGGGAGTGTTATAGCACTTGTCTTACTCACTATTGGGACAACGAGTTGGATGAAGACAGACTACTAGAAAGTCTTAACCTTCTTTATCTGTTGCGTTCACCTGATGACAAGTACGAGAAGCCAAGTGAAATATGATTCTAAGTTTGAGAAAGAAGCTCATGAGATTATGCAGGGCTGTGAGTATCACCCAGAACAACGACTGTTTTATCTTGTTCCTAAACACTACGAGCCTGACTTTGTTTACACACACCGTGGTAAGACATGGTACATAGAAGCCAAGGGTAGGTTTCGTACATCAGAGGAGGCGCGTAAGTATGTCATCATCGCGGAGACACTTAGCCCAAAGGAGGAGTTGGTATTTCTCTTCCAACGAGCCAAGACCCCCATGCCGGGATCACGAAGAAGAAAAGACGGAACACGCTACACAATGGAAGAGTGGGCAGAGAAGCATGGATTCCGTTGGTACACTCTTGACACAATACCTACAGGATGGAGAAGATGAGACACCTAATAATACCTGACACTCAGATCAAACCAGATCATCCTATTGACCATATGCTGTGGGCAGGACGCTATGCAGCGGCAATCAAACCTAACACCATTATACATCTGGGGGATCACTGGGACTTTCCATCGTTGTCATCATACGATGTAGGTAAGAAGTCGTTTGAAGGTAGGCGTTACTCTGCTGACGTAGAGGCTGGCAACGAGGCTATGCAGGTGTTCATGGACTGTATCAGGGCAGAGCAGTCACGTATGCGTAGGATGAAGAAGAAGGTATGGAAGCCTCGCCTCATCTTTACCCTTGGTAATCACGAGCAACGGGTTGAACGTGCAGTAGAGAACGATGCAAAGCTAGAAGGACTGATGAGTTATGAGGATCTAAATCTCAGAGGCTGGGAAGTATATCCGTATCTTCAGCCAGTTATTGTGGACGGTATTGCTTATTGCCACTTTTTCACTAGCGGTGTCATGGGCAGGCCAGTCACTAATGCAAAGCTACTGCTCCAAAAGAAACATATGTCATGCGTCATGGGACACGTACAAGACAGAGACATTGCCTTTGACAGAAACGCAGCAGGAAAAAGAATGACAGCCTTGTTTGCGGGTATCTATTATCAGCATGATGAAGAGTATCTTAACCCACAGACTAATGGATCATGGTCTGGTTTGTGGGTGTTTAACGAAGTAGACAACGGTACGTTTGATGAGATGCCTGTGTCTATGACATACCTGCGGGGGAAGTACGGTGTTAACTCTTGATGAAATACTAGAACGCATAGCCTCACGATACGACGAGGTAACAATAATGGAAGCACTAGAGATTACATCAGAAGAGTTAGTCGAAAGGTTTGCTGACAAAGTAAACACAAACAGTTGGAAGTTTGACTTGGAGGAAGAGTGTGAGCATTAATAGTGCTAGTCCAGAAGAATGGAACAGAGCTAGTAAAACAGCGTATGGTAAGCTACACCACCCAGAAGACCCTGCCATACAGAAACAAATAGGTGGTAATCATTACAGTCGTTATGCTATTCAACCCGTAGACTTCATCATTGCCAACAACCTTGATTGGTGCGAGGCCAATGCAGTGAAGTACATTACGAGATGGAAAAACAAGAACGGAGTAGAAGATATTAAAAAGGCTATCCACTACTTAGAGATTCTACTGGAACGTCTCCACAATGACTAACGTAATTGAAGGTAACTTTA